AAAGTAGTTAGCGATCGCCTTTAGGTCTTCAGATCCTTTTGCGTTGTTAGCCAGGTTAATGAACCCAGCCCCAAGAGTCGCATCGTTCCATTCAGTCGGGTCATCGACAGCAGAGAAGTGAAGCAGCGAGTCTGACAGCGAATACATCTTTGTCTTAGCTGGCCGAACAAATCCGCCTGGCGTGTAACCCTGGACCGCATTTGAGTCAGCTCCACCGTCCAGATAGTTCTGAGTAGGAGGATCGAACGCCGTTGTGACGTTCCCTGAAACAGTGACAGCAACAGACAGGTTATTAAAGGATGAGCCTGACTCTTTACTAATGATGTTCACATACTGATTAACAGCTGTCGCTTCGTACTCTGGTGCAGAAGCAAAGTCGTTAATGGCTTCTGCAAGTCTCAAAGCCGTATTAGAGTGTGATGTTGCCCAGGCAACCTGGTCACCGATCAAGTCGACACCATCAACAGTGACTGCTGTAACCGCGTTATCAAACCCGCCAGCCATGTTTGTAACGCTGCCTACTGTTGCCGCACCGTCAGTCAAGACAGAAACCACATAGCCGTTTGTGCCGATACCGACGTCAGCAGCAGTGATTGTGATTACGCCGTTCGCCGCAGTCGCTGTGTAGTTGGGCGTTGTTGTTGCGTCATTGATCGCCTGGGCGACATTCGCAGCTGTCGTTACATCATTCCCTGTGTGTGCAACAGGTGAGTCAATAATCTCGACATTATTAACACGAACAATACGGATGTTGTCCCCAGGATTGTTCGTACCGCCAGTAACTTCAAAACTTCCCGTGGCTGATGCACCGCCTAGCGTTCCTCCAGTAATCTCGATTGTCGCTCGAGCGCGTCCATCGAACCAGTCTGTGATCCTGGTCCCGTCGTAGTAGTGGTAAATCCGACCGTCTGCAAAACGAGCAGCCGCGTACACCAGGCCGTTGTAAAAATCGACGGACAAAACATCGGTCAGTGCTTCACCAGAGGGGTGTTGGAGCTGCACATAGTTGATGTTAGCTGGTGTACCGGCTGCAAAAGTGACGCTTGCAGCGGCGTCGGAGCCAAACACATAAATCTGTCCGCCAGCAGCAGCCAGACTTGTTGTGTTGGATGGTAGATCAGCCAGCTCGACAAAAGCTGGCCTCTTTTCTATTTCGCCGCCTCGAGTGATATGGGCGTTTGTCAGCTCAACCAGGCTTCCTGGCGTCGCCGTCACATTCATCCGCCTTGTATCCAGGCCGCTTCTAAAGTCCTCAACCAGGATATACGGCATGGCTTATTGTGTCCTTGCGATAAGTGGCGGTCCTTTTGGTCGGTACATCCCTTCTGGTTCACCGCCGCCAATAACAAACGTCGAGGTCTTCGATAACCTAGCTTTGAGGCGTCCATAATGCGCCTGGGCTTGGGCTAACTTGTTTTGAGCATCTGGCTGCTTCTGACGCGCCAGGATCTCTGAAGCTGCGTACAAGACGATTAGTTGGTCATCCAAGTCTGCCGTGTCGCTTTCGCTAACAAATACAGACAGGTTCTTTATTCCGTGGATGCGTACCTTCCCGGCTCCATCAGCTTCGCTGTTGTTTGCAGGGATCGGCCAAAACTCAACCTGATCGTTTTCGTAAGTATCGAAGCGACGGATCGGCGAAGATCGAACACCATTATCACTGTCGTGCTGGTTGTACTGATCTGCACCGATACCGTACTCGAGCCTATCCCAAACATCGCCGTGCTTAAATTCAACACGCTCGATGCGCTCAAAGGTCATATCATCAGGAAGATCGTAATACCGCTGCCCGGCACTAATTGTTAGATCTCTCTGAACGCGCAAAAACGGCCAGCTGTAGTCTTCCCACAGTCGCCGTTGAACACGCTGGATCTGATTGACCAGGACATCCCTGGTTGCCTTCCCTAAGTTAGGTTGCAGCGAGTGACCGACTTCAGCTCGTAAGTCGTCAATCAGCTGGCCTAATGAAGTACCTCTGGCCATTGGGCTTTACCCTTCTGCTTCATCCTCGCTCAGATCCTCAACTACAGGCGCTGCAGCTGGTTTCTTAGCTCGGGTTGTCTTTTTTGCAGCAGGCTTCTTCGCGTTCTCAGAGCGCCAGACAGGATCTAGCATTTCTTCTGGGATGCGAGCTTCTGCCAGCGTTTTTGGCAAATCGCCAAATTGATTGAACAAATTAACAACTTTGTCATCACTGTAGAGACGGCCTAATCGATCGCGCTCTTCTTCGCTTGTTGTGTCATTCGTTCCAGTAACCTTGATATTGGTGACAGCATCGCCACCGTGAATTTGTTGCAGCAGCATGATCTCGGCAACAGAAACAGAAGGTCTAGGGACCACTGCTCTGACGTCTCCCCCGATAGCTACAGTGCAAGAACAAAATTCAAACATAAGTGCCTCCTTAAAGCAGGGGACCGGCGAACCGGCCCCCTTATTTGCGTTACGCGATTTCGTAAACGCCGTGGCAATTCAGCTGCGTAGCAGAGAGTGTTGCCGTTGTTGTGATTGCGCGATACATCACATACTGGTCCGCTGGACGAGCAGGGCTATGACGCTTCATCTTCTCGCCGTCCATGTAGTACAGGCAGAGCTTAGAAGTATCGATGATGTAACAACGCTTTGATGGATCCTGGTTGGTGATCGTCAAATCGTCGAGCGTAGGATCGTAAACGAACTGCAGTCCGTTATAGTTGATCTCGCCCATTGCGATGTTTTGACCACGCGCGAATCCAGTCTGCGAGTAGTTACCATTGCGACGCAATTCGTCAGCAAGGCGATCCAAGAACGCAGATCCGCAAACAGCGATGTTTGGCTTACCGCCAAAACGCTTGAGCTGACGCATTTCAGCATGGAGCTTTTCAATCAGCTCCTGGCCGCCAGCAGTTGTAGCAATCGCTACATCTGAACGGTTACGCCACCAAGTGTTACTGACAGTAGACAAACCACCAACAGTCGCACCGACAGCTGCAGGATCATCAAGAATGACCGAGCGGATGCCAGCAAGAGCGTCAGCGTCAGCTGTACCGTCGCCATAAAGGAAGTCGTTTACGCCACGAGAGTAGCCTTCCATCATGTCGTCGAGCTTGTCCTGGAACAAGTTGACCAACACAGTCGCGTCACGACCGCTATGGTTAGAAGTACCAGCGCTTGTAGTTGAATCAGTAACACTGATGCCGTCCTTCTTGAGTTCGGTCAGAGTCAATGAAATACCAGCGTGATGCTCTTTCCAAGCGTAGTTAGCGCGCTTGATGTTGGCTGGGTTAGCGTATGTAACAGTATCGTTATGGGTGTAACCAGACACAGTAGTTGTGTATGTACCCTTAACTGCTACCGAAAGTTCTCCTTTACCACCAGGGAAAGTCTTTGCTGCAGAGTCCATAGCTTGCAACAGCGGCTTGTCCTGGAGGCTTTGGGAGTACACATTGCCCTTGTCAATATAGTAGTCGAGGGCTGCGTTGGCGATGTTGTCCAACTCTGCTTGTGAAAAAGCCATGATGCTTTATCTCCTTAACGTAAGGAGGAACCCTGATCCAGAGCGGTTTGAACAGCTTCCATTAAGCTGTTTGGCTCCGGAGTAGGCGTCCCGCCTAATTTACCACCAGATGCCGTTTTCATTGGTCGTTTATTTCCAAACCTGGACGCGAAACGAGCATTGACTGCTTCGTAGGCTTCTTTAGCCATTGAGACAGCTTCCTGCGCCGTTGTTGGTCGGCCACGCTCAGAAACCAAGACCCGTACACGGTCATCAATTTCTGCTTCTTTGAGGTCGTAGTCTGGATCTTGCTGGCGAATGTTATTTTCCCATTCAGTGACAGTAGAAGCCAGATTGTTGATCTGCTCGGTCTGCTGTCGTTGCGATTCCTGTTGCGAGGTGACTTCGACCTGGGACCGTAGTCTTTGGTTTTCTGCCCGTACTCGCGCCATTTCCCGCGCTGCATCTTCGTCCAGGTAGCCATCGTCAACACGCGATCTGATATCGTCTGGGAGAGTCTGACCTGTGGCCAGCTGCAGATTCTGCAGATACGGAGTCAATGCTTGAAGAGCTGCCTCTGGATCATTTTTCATAAGAGCCATGATCTGGAAGCCCTGTGCAGCCTCATCAGCTGACAGTTGGTTCTCTGCTAGAAAACCAGTGATCTTCTCGTACTGTTCCGCGCTTTCCCGATACTGATTGCGCTGTTCAATCACTTCCTTGAAACGGGGATGCTTATGGAATGGAACATCCTCAAATGATTCATCGGCGTCAGCAGCTGCTAACTCTTCTGAACCGTCCTCGAGGTATTCACCATCATCCTCAGTCTCTTCCTCATCATCGGATTGCGAGTCCGAACTCGAAGATTCAATCGCGTCTTGTACAACGCTCAGTAAATCCTCTTCTGTTTCGCCTTCTGCGCTTGACGAAAGCGCCTCTTCGTCCAGGTTTGTTTCAGCATCAGGGGACGGGTCTAACGCTTTAGCTTCTTCAGCCATATTTTCGTCCTTTCACGGCACTGCCGTTGATTTGAATATACCGCCGTTTGTCGTACCTATCAACAAACTAGGTATGGTTACTGGTTGCTACCCATTGGAGCTATTCCTCCCCCACTAGGTA